GCGAGGCCGCAGGGATATACACGAAGCCGTTGTTGATGCGCCAGCGCTTGTGGTCCTTCATGTATGCAATCGCGAGATCGCACTTAGGAAGATCAGCGCGAAAGTCGCGACGGATGATGCAATCAGCACCCACGAAAATCGTGTTCACGTCGTCGCCCGCGCCGCGCTCCAACCAATTCGCGTGTGCCGCAGTCGTCGCTTCCATCAAGCTGTTCGGAAGCTCCGACGCGAAGACGACCATGCCAGCTTCAACGATACGTGGCGCGGTCTTGTAGTCCGTCAGAACAGCATGCACAAAGCCGAACCGCTTGGCCGACGCATCGACAATCTTGAGAAGCGACAGATAGTCTGGCGCGTCAGGAAACTGATCAGGGCGGTGAACCCAGAAGGAGCAGACGGCGTGGATGGTCATGCGTAACCTTGCCGCGTCGCCCATTCAAAGAAGAACTTCTTGCGCGCCTTACCGCGAAAGTGAACCATGCACGCAAGCTCGCAACGATCAGCGATGGTGCGAGGAACGACGTTGCGACGCTTCATCGTAAGGAAGCCGACCTTAATGCCGTGACGTTCGTGCATCCCGAATGAAACAGGCATCGGCGAGAGTTCGGCGACAAGCGCAAGCTGATCGTCGCACCAGACCGTCCCACAACGATCCGCGACACGCCGATAGAGCTTTGTCGCAGCTTCCATCGAGTGCTTGCGGATGACTTGCGCGCCGGTGTTAATCGGATACTTGGTCACCGGATCGCGATAGGTGACGCAAATGCCGGCCTCAATCGGATAGAAAGCTTGAGGGTCCTTTAGCATGACGCAATCCGCGCCGACAAACATCACGTCATCGTTCGGCGACGCTTCAAGGAACCTCGCCTGCGCTTCCGTCGCAGCGCGCATCAGCGGCTCCGGCAGTTGCAGCACGCAAGCCTCTATGCCAGCAGGCCATTGAGCGGAAAATGCCGTGCGCTCATCAGTCAACACGACATGCTTGAGGCGAAGTCTATCGCACGAGCGTTGAAGGACCTTCAACATGCCAGGATAGTTGCGCGCCTCGGCTTCAGGATGTTCTTCAGGCCGCAGCACCCAGAACGATGCGATGATCATTTGCGCGCCAACGGAACAATCGCCTCAACGCCGTCTCCTCCGCCGAAAGCTCTGGCGGTCACAATGCCGCCAGTCGCGTATCGAGGCCGTGCAGGCCTGCCGATCACTTCCAATCCCGGCGCAACGTCCTTCGTCACCAACGCACCTGCAGCAACAACCGATCCATCGCCGATGTGCACACCGGGAAGGATCGCAGCAGCCATACCGATGACAACGTTGCGACCGATAACAGGAGGATGACGCCCATGATCGCGATAGTCCATTGGATCGATGCGCTTGTCGTTAGCCGTCTGCACACCTGGACCGATGAACGTTCCATCGCCAATGACCATCTCGCCCGCGATCTGCGTCTCATTGAAAATCTTCACATCGTTGCCGATGTGACACTCAAACTGCAGATCGACTTTCGTGCCGATCACACAGCGGTCGCCGATGATCACGCCTTCGCGAATGTTGACGTGATCGCCAATGCGACAATCCTCGCCGATGATCACGCCAGCGCCGATAACGCAATGGTGTCCGATAACGGTGCGCGAGCCGACGCGACCGGCACTCCAGTTCGAATGAACCTTGCGACGGTTCGCCGCAGTAGAGATCGGCAACACGCCGATGACGCAGAAGCAACCCACAACGCAACCTTCGCCCCATTCAGGCTGAACGGATTGCAAGATGTTCTCAAAGTATTGCGGGGAATTCACAGGACCTTCTCCCAAGGAAAATTCAATGTCGTAATCGCGCGCTTCGCGATGAGCTTCTCCAGGACGATGCGCTGCTTGATCTTCGTTCGTCCCGGCGTCTTGCGCTCCACGTTGCGTGTGCTCGCGTCGTTTATAACGTCGCGGTCAACCCGGATGAGAGGCGCGTGCGACAAATGACGTTCCACGCTGCCAGGACCGAACAACCGCTTGCGAAAGTGTCCATCGGTGCCGTAAATGCCGCACAGGTCTTCGTCGTAGCCGCCGATCCGCCAATAATTCTTCTTGCTGATCGCGAAGCTGTTGACGTGAGGCTTCAGCGATCCATCTTCGCGCCGTGTGCGTTCAAAGCTCGTCCACTCGTCAGCGAACCATATAAGCCGCCTCGGAGCATCGACACGACCGAACGTCAACACCGTCCTGTCGCTCAACTCCGGAAGCAGCCGAAGGATTTCTGCCAGGGTCGATCCGGGCACGATGTGATCCATATCGGTCATCAACAACCACTCGCCGGTCGCGACGTGCGCGCCCAGGTTGCGCGCTCCATGTTGATGCCAAGGCCGATCCTCGGTGACGCGATAAAGGGACAGCGGAAGGCCGCTCAAGTTACGCAGAACGTCTTCCGCTGTCTCGGCTGGCGAGCCGTCGTCTACAATAATGATCTCGATCTGCTCCTTGAGATGAGCAGACCATTCATCGCGCCACAACAGAAATTGGCGCTGCAGCATCGTCGGGTTGCGGTAATAAGGGATGACGAGAGACAGACGCACGGTCAGGTCGTCTCCGGTGCCGCCTCAATCTTCTCGCGCAACGTCGCGACATCCCAACCATAGAACGGCTGTTTGTCGAACTTCTCCTTGTAGGCCGCGCGCGCTTGCGTGAGTTCCTCTTCAGGCGTCGAGGTGACGGCGCCAATCTTTTTCGAAACGTCTTCGGGAGGCGCAGGCACTTCGCCGGTCTGGCGCTTCGCCTTCGCCTTGCGCGTTGCGAGCAGCACCTTGAGATCGCGCTGGCTCTTCGCTTCGAAGTCCTCGCCAGGAACTAGCCGACGATTGTTGTATGTCAGCATCTTGGTGGCGGTCATCGGGAACATGTGGGCCAACTCCTCAAAAAGAAAAAGATGACGGGCGCAGCAGCAGGAAGGTTAGAGGGGAGGCGGGGTTGTTGCTGCGCCCGTCAGTTTGTCAGCTCACGACGCTTAGGTCAGGGCAGTGCCGCCCCAATCAACGTCGCTGATGTAGGCGACCGCCGACGTGCGGCGGCGCGCCCAGTTCATCGTGCGTTCGGCGCGGAACGCAACGCTGTTGGTCTGGAACATCGACACGACAGACGTTGCCGTCGGTGTGATCGAGTTCTGCGTGGCGCCTTCGTCGTCGCCGGCAACCATCTGCAGAGAGGCCTGATCGCTCATGTCGATCTGCAGGCCGCCATCATCGCCGATCCAGATGTCGGCAGCGTTGGCGAGCACAACGTAGTCGGTGACGTGATCGCTCACGAGCACCGGCAGGCCCATGAAGGTGCCGCCGTTGATGTTGATACCAGGGAACTCGGCCTGGCCCAACGTGTTGACCATCATCGACAGCGCGAGCGCAGAGCTGGAGCCCATGATCCAAACGCCGCTGGTGAGCGGGTTCAGAGCATTGACGAACTTCAGCATCACGCTGCGAACCTCGTTGCGGATCGCGTCCGCATCCGTGGTCGCCGTCGAAACGATCTCTTCCGCGCCGTTCGTGATCGACGCCGGGCTGACGCCCGACACCGCAGTCACGCTCGGCCCGATGAACGACAGGTCCAGGCGAGCCGCAACAGCGTTCGCCAGATCGTTGCGCAGCATGGTCTCAGCCGCAGGGCTGGAGTCACGCAGCAGCTCCATCGTCGCGACGGAGATGGCCGCGACCTTCAGCGGCGCCAGCTCGGTGCGACCGAAGGACGGCTTGGTGAGCGGCTTGCCGTCACCTTCACCGACCCAGTAGCCGGAACCACCGGTGGCCTGGCTCACGAGCGGCACGCGGAACGGAACGCGCGTGAGGCTCGGGATGCCGTTGAGACCGAAGCGACCGATGATCGTCTTGGCGCGAAGGAACTCGACGAAATCGCCGATGACGCCTTCGTTGCCGATCAGGGCCGAGTCAGTCGTGCTGTTCAGCGCGCCGATGGCGGTGCCGGCAGCCTTCTGCACAAAGTCGACGATCTCCGGGTCACGTTCGCCATAGAGCTGCTTGGCGACGCGCAACACGTCCATCTTCTCCTTGTGCGCCAAGCCGATGCAACGTACGAAGCGTGCGAAGCGGATGCCCGGCTCAACCTTCGGCGGCGCCTTGACGATGACGCTCGGCTGATTGCCGTTGTCGTCGAGATTGACGTTGGGCTTCACCGGCTTGGCGCCAGCAGCCAGGTCCTTCTCGACGTTCTTCAGGCTCGGCAGGTCGCGGTCGATGGTCGCGATCTCGGCTTCGAGGCCCTTGACCTCTTCCAGCTGAGCATCGCTCAACGACTCATCGTTTTCCTCGTGGATCGCGCGAATGCGAGCCACGTTGGCGGCACGCTTCTCTTCGAAGCGCTTGATCTTGTCACTGACCTTCATGTTGCCCTCCTTGGGCAGAGTAGTTGTGTTGCTCTTCCCTGACGCGGGAGGGTTCAGCCGGACAGTCTTGAACTTCCCTTTGTCGGGCGCGACGGGAAGAGGACTGTCTTTCACTCCAGCCGCGAGACGCGCAGCGGCGTCAAGCGACTTGACTGAGGTGATGATCGCCTCAGCATTCGCGGGCACAGCAACGGTGCTGAGCTCGAAAATTTCGATCTCCTGGAACTCGATGCCGCCATCATCCTTGAAGGCGTACTTCAACGCGCGGAAGCCGATGCTCACGGCCTTGACGATGCCGCTCTTGACTTCCTGCCACGCCATGTCGAGGCGATCCTTCAGCAGGCCAGCCTCTTCGACGAACGGGATTTCAGCTTCGAACGGAATGCCGGCGGCAGTCGGCTTGCCGAACTTTACGCTGCCAATCGGTTGATCCGAGTTGTGCGCACGGAGCAACGGCAACGGCGTCGCGAACTTCGCGCCCATCGGATCGATGGTGTCGTTGACGCGGTCCATCGTCGGCGTCGTCGCAACACCGGAGAACTTCCGGACGTTGCTTGCTGACTTGTCTTCCACCGCCTTGACGGTGATGATTGCGTATGCGCGGTTCATCGGCGGTTCTCCTTCTTGGCCGCAAGCTCTCTTGTGATAGAGAGATCGATCAGCGGCTCCACCTTGCGTAGGATGTTGGCGGCGACTTCGAAGAACTCGGCGATGGCCAAGTCACGACGAACTTCAGGGCTGGGCTTGCCAGCGGTATCGGCGATTGGAGGGACGGCTGCGGTCATACGATAATCACCTGGTTCTTCGGTTTCTCTTCCGCAGGCTGGATGTGACGACCAATCGCCATGATCAACGCCGTCATTCCGTCAATGCGGCCGGTCGAGTGCAGCTTGTGCGGCATCACGTTCTCGTTCTTGTCGCGATGCGTCTTCAAGTTGGCCGCCATCCAGCGAAGAACAGGATTGTTGCCGTGATCGAGCTTCGCGTCCACCAGCCAGTTGATGAGTTCCTTCGTCGGCTCGGAATAGCTTCTCAAGCCTTGGATGAACTCGACCATCGGCACGCCTTCAGAGAGAAGCTTGGCGGACATCTGCGTCGCGTTCCAAGGATCGTACGCAACACTTTGAACATCAAACTCGTCGTTGTCGGCCGCAACAGCGCGTTCGATCTCGGAATGATCGATGACGTTGCCCGGCGTCACCTCGATATAGCCTTCGTCAACCCACTGGCGGTATTGCGCGGTGCGATCCTTCTCAATGCGAGCCTCCAACGTATCAGCCGGCATCCAGAAGCGCGGAACAACGATAAACCTTCCGCCCGGTTCATCCGGCTCAAACAACTTGACCCAGGCGCTGATGTCGATCTTGCTCGACAAATCGAGGCCGCCCCAACACCTGCGACCTTTAAACTCCGAAGGATCGCGACGCTTGCCGCCGTTGAGCCGCCAAGTCTCCATGTCGATAGCGGACTCAATCGACGAAGAGCGAACATTCAAACGCAACCGCATAAAGGCCGTCTTGCCTTGCGGCGACTTCTTCGCCTTCAACGCCTGTCGCCGAAGATCGTCAAGCTTAACCGAGATGCCGATGTTCGGATTGGCCTTCGCCCAAGCCTTCTCATCATCCCAGGCATCGCCCTTATCAATCGTCGCGATGAAAGCGAAGAGGTTGTCGTCTTCGTTGACGCCTTCAAGCACCTTCGTCGCGTAATCGTTCTCCGAGGCGTACACGCTCTCAGGAGAATCATCGCCTGCCGTCGTGATGATCCACAAGACCGGCTGGCGCCGCGCGCCGACAGCAGTGTCCATAACGTCGAGCAACGCGCGATTGCGGTGCTTGTGCAGCTCGTCAATCAGGACACAATGCGGGTTGAGACCGTCAAGCGTGTTCTCGTCTGACGACAGCGGCTCAAACTTCGATGAACTCTCTTCGATGCTGAGGTTCAGCTTCAACCGGGCGATATCGGCTGCCAGGGCGGGAGACGCGCTGACCATCCTCTTAGCTTCGTCGAAAATGATGCGCGCCTGATCTCTCTTCGTGGCCGCAGCGTAAATCTCCGCGCCTTCTTCGTCGTCGCAGGCCAGCATGTACAGTCCGACACCGGCAAGCTTCGTGCTCTTACCGTTCTTCCTCGGCACCTCTTCGTACACGTAACGGAAGCGCCTCGTGCCATCGACCCGCATCCAACCGAACACAGACCCTATAGAGAACTTCTGCCAACCAGCAAGCTCCAACGGCTTACGTGCCCACTCGCCTTTCGAGTGACGACAGAACTGCGGGAAGAAGTCCAAAGCGTATTGCGCGAAGTCCGAGCGCCAGATCAGGCCGCGCTCTGCTCCCAGCTCCAGGTCACGAAGATGTCGCTTGCAGGCGAGCTTCACCAACTGGCAAGCAACAATCTCGTTCGCGATAACGGCCCGCGCCCAAGCTGTCGTCTCGTCGAGAGGCTCAGGCGTCGAGGAAGGTTGGGCGCTTGTTTTTGAACGCGACAAGGGAACCTGCTACTGGATACGCGCCATTACCTGAAGCGCCGATAGACGAGCGAGATGCCGGGGTGAAGCCCAACTCCTTCGCGTGCTTCAGCATGACCTCGGCTTGCTTGTTGAGGATGACGATCAGCGGGTTGGGACGTTCACCGCCAGTGCTGTCAGAGATCAACGTCGATCCCTTCTTGAACATCTCTTTCGTCGCCCAAGCGTGTATCGAGGCCGCGACACACCAATTGCGAAGCGCCCAGCGATCTGTCGCGGTGACCGTGTTGAACGGCGCAAACTCGACTGCGGTGCGCCAGATCGCTTTCTGCGCCGCGTTGAAATCCTTCGGAGGCTCCATGACGTCGCCGACACCGTCGATGGGCGCGTCAATCGGTTTGCCCGCCGCATTGCCTTGCAACTTCTTTGTCGCGCTCGACTTACGCCTCACGATTTGACCCTCGCATCGTTTTGACCCCTGGAACTTTTATCGCGGGAGTGCACAGAACCTCCCCACGC